GCTTTTTCCCCCCACGGAGGCATTTTTGAAAAATGGGCACAAAGAAAAACATAGAGAACAACATCGCCGACCTGACGGCGAAGATGGAATCGCTCGGGATCTATCGTTCCGAGTATGACATAGCCATCCGCAACCTTGCCGAGAACATGGAGGCGAGGAATCAGGCATGGAAACGGTACATGTCCGGAGACGGTACGCTCAAAGACTACCGAGATCTTGACAGCCGAGTCCTGGAATATCTGAAGGAGCTGTCGCTCACGGAGCAGCGGAGGAAGAGACGAGCCGAAGCCGGAGCGAAGCTGGAAGCGAACGACAAAAAGAAGCTGACGCTCTTTGATGCGATCAGTAACATATCAGATGAAGAGAGTTAAAATGAAAAAGTGAGGGTATTTTTACCCTCACAATTTCATTTTAGGTCATTTCCGTAAAAAACGGAGGTTTTTTAAGTCACAATGATACCATGAAAAGCTATAGGTCAGTGGCGATGCAGTTCGCCGAAGATGCGATCTCCGGCAAGAGGATAGTCGGAGCGGAAATAGTCGCACGGTGCGAGCGATTCCAGAGAGACCTTAAGCGAGACGATCTTGAATTCAGAACGCACGATGCGGACTTTGTCATAAACATCATACAGTCAACACTTGTCCATAAACAGGGCGAGAGCCTTGACGGTGAGAGCCTGATGGGCAAACCGTTCCTGCTGCAGGATTGGCAGATCTTCGTGGTCTACAATCTCCTGGGCTTCTTCTACAAAGGCACACAGGAGAGGCGATACAAGGAAGCCTTCATAATGATGGGCAGGAAGAACGGCAAGACAGCCTTCGACGCAGCTTTAGCCTGGGGAGTGAGCCTCCTTCAGGCAAAGAGCGGATCTAAGTGCTATATCGTGGGAAACAGCCTTCAGCAGCGGATGCAGAGCTTTGAGTTCTTAAAGTTCAGCGTGCAGTACAAGGGCTATGAGGACGAGTTCAGGATCACCGACAACAATCAGTCACACACGATATCATGCACGCTTCGAGACAGCCGTGGGGACATGGCGGGCTCGATTCAGATACAGGCGTTAGCGTCAAATCCGAAAAGCCAGGACTCATTCAACTGTAATTTTGCTATCGCCGATGAGATAGCACGGTACTCGTCGCCGGCACAGTATAACCGATTCAAGGAGGCTATGAAAGCCTACACGAATAAGCTCATCGTTGGCATAACGACAGCCGGCGACGATATCAATTCCTTTGGCTACAGAAGGATGGAGTATGCCGTGAAGGTGGCCAAGGGACTCGTCGAGGATGATGCACTCTTCTCATTCGTTGCGAGAGCTGATCAGGATGAAAAGGGCTTTGTGGACTACACAAATCCTGTCCAGCATCAGAAGGCCAATCTCTCCTACGGCGTGACCATCAGACCGGACGACATGCTGAGAGAATCGCTCGAGGCTCAGAACGATCCGCAGCAGAGAAAAGACTTCCTGTCAAGATCGCTGAACATATACACATCACGGATGCGAAGCTACTTCGACATCGATGAATTCAAGAGAAGCGATGCGATGCACGATTGGACTCTTGACGACCTGAAGAAGATGGGCATCAAGTGGTACGGAGGAGCTGACCTCTCGAAGATGCACGACCTCACTGCCGTCAGCCTGTTCGGCAATTATATGGGCACGGACATCATCATCACACATGCGTTCTTCCCTGTGGTGAACGCCTACAAGAAGGCGGATGAGGATGACATCCCGCTGTTCGGGTGGGCTGATAACGGGCTCCTCACAATGTGCAATTCGCCGACGGTAAATTATTCCGACGTGGTGAATTGGTTCGTGGAGATGCGAAAGAAGGGCTTCAACATCGTTGAAGTGGGCTTTGACCGTAAGTTCGGCAGAGAGTTCTTCATGGAGATGCAGCGGCAGAAGTTCAGGATCATCGACCAGCCTCAGTATTATTTCAAGAAGAGTGAAGGCTTTCGCCATATCGAGAAGAGCCGGAAGGACGGTGCCTTGTACTACTGCCACTCAGAGGCTTTTGAATACTGCGTGGCCAATGTCAGGGCCATAGAAAAGACGGATGACATGGTGCAGTTTGAGAAAGTCAACAGCACCTCAAGAATAGATCTGTTTGATGCAAGCGTCTTCGCCTGCATCAGATATCTGGAAAATTTGGATAAAAGCAAAAAAGCGAAAAAATGGTTTGGTGAGAGTTAAAACATGGGACTTTTTGACATTTTTAAGAAACCGGAAGTGAGAGACATCTCACCGACACAGCAGAGAGGCATCGTGTTCCTCGACGGTTCCAGGTGGGAAGACTTCATCAGAGGCGGCGGCTATGTCACGATGGCCGACTGCCCGGAGGTCCAGACAGCTGTGGGACAGGTGGCAGACCTCATCAGCTCGATGACCATTTACCTGATGGCCAACACAAAGAGCGGCGACATCAGAGTGGTGAACGAGCTCTCTAAAAAAGTCGACATCTACCCCAACAAGGTGATGACCAGGCGAACATGGATGTCAGCCATCGTGATGAACCTGATGCTGTACGGCAAAGGAAACAGCATCGTAAGGGTCCACACCGAGAGGGAGAGACTTCCGGACGGAGGCACAAGAGTGCTGCTGGGAGATCTCGAGCCGATACAGGCGGACCGAGTGGGCTTCAAGGAGATAGACAAGGGCAGGAATTATGTGGTCACCATAGACGGCCACGACTATGATCCGGCTGACAACATCCTCCACTTCGTGTATAAACCGAATCCGCATCACCTGTGGCTCGGCCAGGGCGTGACCGCATCCCTTAAGGACGTGGCGGACAACCTGAAGCAGGAACAGAAGACCACAAAGGCCTTCATGGAGTCCAAATGGAAGCCGTCCATGATAGTCAAGGTAGATGCATTGACCGATGAGTTCTCTTCTCCTGAGGGCAGAGGGAAACTCCTCAACGAGTACGTGAAAGCCTCTTCCGTGGGAGAGCCTTGGCTCATACCTGCCGATCAGTTCTCCGTGGAACAGGTGAGACCGTTGAGCCTGACGGATCTTGCGATAGACAAGGCCATCGAGCTCGACAGGAGGATGGTGGCCAGCATCATCGGCGTCCCGCCTTTCGTGCTGGGAGTAGGATCATATAACCGAGATGAGTGGAACGCCTTCATCAACAATACGGTGCGACCTATCGCCCAGGAGATCGAGCAGGAGCTCACCAGGAAGCTGCTCATCAGCGAGAAGATGTATTGGCACTTCAATATATCATCGCTCTTCTCCTACGACCTGCAGACAATGGCCAGCGTCTACAGTGATCTCTACACGAAGGGTCTTGTGACCGGCAACGAGGTCAGAGACAAGATAGGCATGAGCCCGAAGGAAGAGCTCGAGGATCTCATAATCCTTGAAAACTACATACCTGCCGACAAGATCGGCGACCAGAACAAACTCAATTAGGAGGAGAGCAGGATGCTTTTAAGGACATTAGGCTCAAAATTTGAAACGAGGGAAACCGAAGAGAAAGAGATGATCGTTGAAGGTTATTTCGCAGTCTTCGGATCAATATACAACATGACAGACGGACTGCAGGAGACTGTAGATCCGCATGCCTTTGACGAGACAATCAACGACGACATTCGTTGTTTGACCAACCACAAGAGTGAGCTGGTGCTCGGAAGAACGAAGGCAGGAACGCTGGAACTTTCCATTGACGATGTCGGCCTTTTCGGCAGAGTAACGATCAATCCGAACGATCGCCAGGCTGTCGACCTGTACGAGAGAGTCAAGAGGGGAGATGTCGACCAGTGTTCCTTCGGCTTCGACATTCTCGAGGAAGAGTACGACTATCGACAGGACGGCTCTGCACTTGTGACTCTGAAGAAGGTCAAGCTCTATGAGGTGAGTGTTGTGACATTCCCTGCCTACGAAGACACCTATGTCATGGCGAGACGGAAGGACTTCGAAGCCGATAAGGCTCGCAGGACAGAAGAGTGGATTCAGAGGGCAACAGACAAACTGAAAGGAATAACTGAAAAATGGCATTGAAGATTCTTCAGTTAAAAAACAAGCTCGACATCGCACAGAGAAGCCTTGCAGAGCTTGTCAACAAGGATGCCGAATTCGTGACTCGCTCCGCAGAGCTGGAGGCTCGCATTCCTGAATGCCGTGATGCTTCATCGCAGGCAGAATGTGACGAAGCTATCGCCACATACGAGAAGGAGCTGGAGAGCCACGAAGAGGCAAAGGCAAATCTTCAGCGAGAGATCGAGGGACTCGAGGCAGAGCTTCGGTCTTTGGATGCTCCTGTAGACGAAGAGAAAATCGAAAAAGTAGAAGAAAGAAAGGATAACAAACCAATGGAAGTAAGAGAAAGCAGAGAATACCTCCACGCATGGGTCGAGGCGGTAAAGTCCGGTGACGAGAGAGAAGTTCGCTCCCTTATCACAGAGAACACACAGAACGGCACAGTCCCTGTACCTTCATATGTTGAGGGCAGAGTAAGGACTGCTTGGGAGTCTGATGGCTTTGTATCAAGGATCGCAAAGACCTTCGTCAAGGGCAACCTGACAATTATGCACGAGGTGTCCTCAAGTGATGCAGTCGTCCACACAGAGGGCAGTGACGCACCACAGGAGGAGGCTCTTGTACTTGGCAAGGTCGAGCTTGTACCTGCAACAATCAAGAAGTGGATTGGAGTAAGCGATGAGGCCCTGTCAATGACAGACGAAGCCTTTGTTGATTACATTTTCGACGAGCTGACATACCGCATCATCAAGAAGTTCCGTGATGACGCAATTAATAAAATTGCCCAGAGTACACTCGTTACAAAGCCGACAGGAGCTACATCTGTCGCACAGGCTGTTATCAACGGTCTCGGTGCTTTGAGCGATGAGGCAACAGACCCTGTTGTTATTATGGCAAAGTCCACTTGGGCAAAGGCAAAGACAGAGGCTCTCAATGCAAGTTATGCCATTGATCCGTTCGCAGGTCTTGAGGTACTGTTCAATGATAAACTTGTTTCAAGTGAGGGCGAGGCAATCATTGTCGGTGACCTTCGTGGCTATCATGCAAACTTCCCGAATGGTCAGACAGTTAGAGTTGTTGCCGATGAGAAGGCAAAGGAAGACATGGTCGAATTTGTCGGCAAGCTCCTCGTAGGTCATGGAGTGGTTGCACCAAATATGCTTGCTTTTGTTGTAATCGGTGAGTAATTAACCACAGAAAGGAGCATCCACGATGAACGATGCTGAATTACTGACACTTTTAAAATTGCAGTTGCAGATACTGACGGATGCTCTCGATGAGTACCTTTCGCAGGTGCTTAATGCTCGGAAGCAGATGATTCGGCGAGAAGGAATCCTCGCCGATTCATCGGCTGAATACATTCAGATAGTCCTGATGCAGTCCGCTTATCTCTACAACAAAAGGGACACAGGCGAGGGCGAGCCGAGGGCATTGAGGTATGCTAAAAACAATCTGCTGTTTTCGCAGAAGATCCAGAGCGAAGGTGATGACTGATGAAGCATGATGACGGCATAATCACGATCTATGAGCTGACCGACAGCACCACCAACGGACTGATGCCCTATCTTCTTAAAAAGAAGCATTCCGATCACTTCTTTGAATACCGCACGGTAGGCTACGGAAGATACTTCCGGGCCAGCGGCGTGAATATGCAGGTGGACCTCATCTGCAGGATCTGGGAAGACAGGACCATCACCAATGACATGGTGGCCAAGATCGGCGGTGATTATTACCGAATCATACAGATCCAGCATCTCTTCGACGATGACAATCTCCGAGTGACGGACCTGTCACTGGAGAGGATCTCAGACCTTGAGGAAGTGGAGGACATGACATGATCCAGGCAAGTTTAAGACAGTTTGGCACAGACCTTGCGAGTCTTGATGCGGGGGAATATAAGGTCTACCACTATTGGAGGCCGCTCATGCAGGCTCCCTTCATCGTCTGGGCCGAGACAGGAGAAGCCAGGGACTTCCACGCCGACAACGGCAAGGCTGAAGTGCTGATGAACATCGACATCGACGCCTACACGCAGACAGAATTCGATCCGCTGCTGGACAAGCTATTCGCCTTCCTTGCCGGCAGGAAGATACCGTTCAGTCTGGACAGTGTGGAGTTCGAGGAAGACACGAAGCTCATCCACTACAGCTTCTCCGCAGAGATGGCGGTGATGCTCTGATGGCAAAGCTGAACGCAGACGAGCTGAGCGTCCTCGATGAGTTCCTCGATTCGCTGGGCGTCCGGTGGGAACCGGTGGCAAAGCAGGGACTCTATGAGGGAGCAGCCGTCATGAAGGACGCTCTGCTGAGAGAAGTCGAATCGCTCCCCACAACGTCACGAGACAAGTTCGTGCCGGCGGTAGGCCTTCCGCTGTCCGCCTTGAGACCCAAGGAAAAACAAGGCCTTATCGATGGCCTGGGCATCTCTAAGATGAGAAGGGACGGCGACGGCATCTCGGTGAGCATCGCCTTCGACGGATACAACGAGCTCGGCAAAGCTAATTCGCTGGTGGCCAGGTCCCTGAACAAGGGCACCTCGGTGCAGAAGCCGAACCGCTTTATCAGAAGGACTTTCAAAGCAAACGAGAACAAGCGGGTCAAAGCAATTATTGACAAGATAAATTCAATTAAAATTCAAGATAAATGAGGATTCAAAAATGGCAAATGTAAAAACAGGCTTTAGCCTGCCCTATGTAGCACTTTATTCCGCAAGCGGAAACACGGTGAGCTACTCGTCCGGTCAGAAGCTGGCCAGAGGCGTGAGTGTATCCTTCTCCGTCAACGCAGCGGACAGTGTGAACTTCTATGCCGATAACATCCTGGCCGAGTCCGCAGGAGGTGTCTTCACTGACGGTGAGGTGACCCTCACGGTTGACGGACTCGACGCAGCTGCAGAGAAGCTCATCTTCAATCTCGGAGATCCTGACACCAACGGCTTCACAGCCTGGGGCGATGACGAGGCTCCTTTCGTGGGCATCGGCTTCATAGTCAGGACGATGTATCTGGGCGTTGAAGGCTTCCAGGCCATCGTACTGCCGAAGTGCAAGTTCAATGTGCCGGGACTCGAAGCAGCCACACAGGAAGACACGATAGCCTTCCAGACGCAGGAGCTGACCGCTGCCATCTTCAGAGATGACACAGCCAACAAGTCCTGGGTAATGAAGGGCGGAATCAAGACGACAGAAGCAGCTGCAGAGGCTGACATTAAGACAGTCTTCAACATCTAAGGGACAAGGATATGACGATATACGGAATAGAAAGAAAATTCAAGCTGACCGTCGGAGCATACCGTGAGATAGCGGGAATGCTGCCGAGCGGCAACATCGAGGAGCTGGGGACCATCCTTTCCGGAGATGATCCGTTCAGGACCATGGAGATGATCTTCAACCTGGCGATAGTCATGAACAAGTGGCATGACAAGCAGCAGGTGTTCCTCGATCCTGATTTCAAGAAACCGAGACCGCTGACATTGGAGGAGCTGGAAACTCTTCCGATGTCTGAGGTCGTAGGGACTCTGAAGGACGAGATCATCAATGCGATAGTCACGAGCCAGGAGACAGAGATCCCTTTAAAAAAAACAGAGGAGACCACCGCAACAAGCGAAGACTGAACAGGTCACGGATGTGGTTCCTCTACATAGGCAGGAAAATCGGCATGTCGAAGAATGAGATCCTCGTCACCGACCTGGGCGAGATGTACGACATGATGGCTGCACAGGCCGTCATCGAAGGCGGTCGGGAGGTCGACAGGGCTTCTGATTTCTTCGACATCATCAATATAAGATAGGTGTTTTGAATGGCATCTGAACGGAAGATAAAGCTGTCGTTAGACGGCGAGAAAGAATTTAAAAGTGCTCTTCGGAGCATAAATACGCAGACCAAGGCACTCAACGCCGAGATGAAAGCCGTCACGTCCTCGATGGATAAAAACACCACTGCAGAGGAGAAGAACAGAAAGACGGCGGACCTCCTGCGGAAGACGCAGGCAAGCTACCGGCAGCAGATAGACAAGCTGAAGGAACGCATCGAAGAAGCTACCAAGGCATACGGCGAGAACAGCGATTATGTGAACAAGCTGAAGCGGCAGATGTACAATGCCGAAGCTCGGATGAACAAGATGACGAAGTCGTTCACCGACATCGGTACCGAAGCAGCCGAAGCGGGAGATGCGACGCTGACCTTCTCGGACGTGCTGGGAGCGAACCTTCTTTCGGGAGTTCTTCAGAAGGGCCTTGAGACGGTCGCTTCTAAGCTCGTAGACATGGCCAAGGCGGTCGTTGAGTTCGGTCTTAATGTAGTTTCATTAAGCGATGATCTGAACACTCTGCGGGCCACTACGAATCTCTCAACGGACACTCTGCAGGAGTTTCAGTACGCATCCGCCTTCATCGATGTGGATCTCGAGACGATGACCGGATCCCTCACGAAGCTGACAAAGCAGATGTATTCTGCAAGTACAGGAAGCAAGACATCAGCCGAGGCCTTCAAGACTCTCGGTATTAACATCAGGAACGCCGACGGCAGTCTGAGGCCTCGGTATGATGTCTTCCTCGAAGCTATCGATGCCCTGGGCAAGATAGACGATGAAGCCACTCGTGACGGTCTGGCCATGCAGGTCTTCGGTAAATCGGCTCAGCAGCTGAACCCTCTCATCAAGGCGGGATCCGGAGTCCTTCAGGAGTACGCACAGCAGGCCAGAGATGTGGGCTATGTCCTCGATGAGGAGACCCTCAGCAGTCTCAACGCAGTCAACGATGAAGTGGACGGCATGAAGCTGCAGATGGAAGCTCTCAAGAATCAGCTGGGCACAGCTGTGGCACCTGTGATCCATGAGGCTATCCTGGCTCTTCAGGAGTTCGCACGGGCAGTCGATTGGGAGACAGTCGGACAGGTTATATATGTGGCTCTCATGACCATCGTAGGAGCATTCCAGGGACGGTATTACATCATCAAGGCCGTCATCGATGCTCTTAGCTGGCTCAGCGAAGTGTTCGAGGAGATTCCTCGGAAGGTGCAGGAGATGACCGACTCGGTGGTAAATAAGTTCACGGAGCTCAAGAACAGTGCCGTGAATTGGGGTCGTGACATGGTCCAGGGCTTCATCAACGGCATCCAGGAGAGATTCGAAGCCTTCAAACGGAAGGTGAGAAGCCTTGCCGATACCGTCGCATCGTTCATGCATTTCTCTCGACCGGACGAAGGACCGCTCCGTGACTACGAGAAATGGATGCCTGACATGGTCGAAGGCTTGGCTCGTACACTCTCGGCTTCTTCTTATAAGCTGGAGAGTGCGGTAGGCGGACTCGCTGGCGGTGTCGCTGCCGGAATGACGATGAATCTCGGCGGAATCACGATAAACGGAGTCGCTGATGAGAGTCAGATAGACAACATGGTAAACATGATCGAGAGGAAGCTCGGTCAGAGGTTATACAGATGATTAATGGTGTAAGACAGTTCAAACTGATTAACGGCAACGGCACAGAGTATGACATGACTCGTCCTGAAGCTCTCTTCCATGCTCCTGACGGACTCGGCTGGGGAACGGAAGCGACAGTCAACAGGCTCGGCTTGACCTACGTTGCCATCGAAGAGCGAGAGGTGAGGCAGTCGCCGAGCGGTGAGATGGTCTTCAGAAGCTACGAGGAGTACAACCGCTTCCTCGCCTTCTGTCAGGTCGGCAACCTTGTGCTTGCCTACAAACCTCTCAACACTTGGTATTATGTTCGATGCCTCATCAACATCAACAAGAGCGAGATCAAGGTGGACACTCTCCATCTTGTCTGTCCTGTGAGCTTCTCGCTGACCTCATATTGGTATGAGCGAGTGGTCACACAGACATCAGACGGGCAGGAGAGCGATGTAGCAAAGCGATATTCCTATACCTATTCCTACACTTACGGAAGTGGAAGTTCTAATGTGTTCGACATCAGGTGTGACCTCCCTTCTTACTTCACGCTCACGATTATGGGAGAGGCGACGAATCCAGTCTACAGAGTGCTCCAGAACGGAGTCATCATTCGGTCAGGCAAGATTAATGTGACAGTAGGCTCGACACAGAAGCTGGTCATCAATACGAATCCAAAAGAAGCGGAGATTCGGCTCTACACTAAAACGAATACACGAATCAGAAATGTGTATGGCTCTTCCGACTTCGCAACGGAAAGGATGTTCTCCCTTCCGCAGGGACAATGTCAGATGCAGGTGTTGAGCGATGATGCCACACAACCGAGAGTCCTCTTGGAGGTGCTAAAGCATGTATAGAGTCGAGATATTCGATATGTATGAAAGGAGCTTCGTGTCCTTCTTCATGCTTGACAAATCGGTGACCATCTACGAGGACTATCTGTCGCCGAGGAAGTTCGACATCACCGCTCCTGCCGGACAGGAGTGTGAGATCAAGAACACCATCCGCATCGCTGACGGAAAGACCACAGTCTATTCAGGCTTCATCGACAACATCAAGAGAGATAAGACACAGACTGTCATCACAGTCGCTCCTCTGATCCTTCTTCTTAACGAGCAGAGTGTTCAGAACACCACAGGCACGGACTTCGCCTTGCAGATAGATTGGCAGCTCTACTATGACTTCAGAAGAACGAGTCCTACACTCTATCCTCTTCCGTTTTGGAGATGGTCGAACTCTCCTTACTCAAATTGGGGAGGAGTAGTTCAGCCATACGGAGCGACCTTGATGAATGACAAGGACTGCATCCTTCTTCGGCGGAAGACTTACGGAAAGTTCATGACCTTCGGCTTGGCAACGAATCGGGGATGGCTCGGTGTTCCTCACTACGGCTTTCAGAAGCTATCAGGCTATGCGATCTTCGAGGCGGACACTGATAACGTCATCGCCAAGGAGATAGAGGAGACCTCACAGAACGGCTACAACATCCTCATGGTGTGGGTACCTCGACAGGATGCTCCCGGAAACTATAGCTGGTACACCTGCCTTCTTCTTCCTGACGGAACGATAACAACGAACGGAGACAGGAAGGACGAGATAACAGAGCCGAGGATAACTCACAAGGTGATGACCGAGTACAGGACATTCACCAGCGATGAGCTTTACAACTTGGCGGTACAAAGCCTTAAGCCTTCAACGGACAGTCTTACGATAAAGCTGACCTACAAGAAGGATGACAAGATAGGCAGACCATTGGACAGACCTATCGGCAACCGCTCTAAAATATATGCGAACGGAAAACTGTATGATACTTATCAGACAGGAAAGATAACGAACAGAGACACAGTCACTCTTATCTTTGGAATGACAAGGACAGGACTGACAGAACAGTTAAACGAGGAGGACTCTTGATATGAGTGTAACACTTCATACCGTAGATAATGGCACGGTCAATGCCATTAATGATGCCAAGTATTATGAAAAGCTGACGAATTCAGCTTGCGGACTTGTCGAGGGAGGTGTCTGCACCATCGTGTCCGCAAACACCATCCACATCACGGCAGGCTGGGGAATCATCCTCGGCAGATTGTTCACGATAGAAGCCGAGGACATAAATGTCGAGACATCGACCAGCGGAACAGTCAACGGAAGGCTTAAGATGGTCATCGACCTGTCCGATGCAGACACACCTATCAGCTTCGAAAGTGAGGCACGGAGTTCTCTCCCAGCTCTCACACAGGAAGACCTGAACAACGGAGGCTTCGTCTACGAGTTTGCTCTTGCGACTTATAGCATCGATGAGCTGAATGCGACTGACATCGTGAGCAACACACCTATCGATATCACACCAGCGAACAGTTCAAATGCTCTGATGCAGAACAGTAACATAAAGGACATTCAGTATGTGACTTCTCTGCCTCGGAGTCCTGTAGCGACAACACTCTATATCATTCCAGAGTAAGGAGGCGATAAGATGCCTATTTATCTCGGCTCAACAGAAATGAAGCCATACAAAGGCTCGTCAGAAGTAAGTGAGATGTATCTTGGAAGCACACTCGTTTATCAGAATGTGAGAACGATTGAAATGTTCCCTGATTTAACAGTTAGTGGGGAATGGACTCCAAAGAACGGCTCGTCTCGGAGTGGCTCTGCTACTGCACATGTTTATGAGGACAGGATAACATTGCAGGGAAGGAACAACACATTCAGCCTTGCATATCCAACGAATAAAATAGATTTCACGAGGTACACAAAGATATATGTGACCTATACAACCACAGTCAGCGGAGGAAACTCGAACAGATGGTTTAGGGTAAAATATAGCGAGACTGTTCCGACCAACAATTCTTCAGGGACAGAGCTATTCGTGACATCTTCGGCAAAGAGCGAGACCGTTGAAATTGATATATCGGGTATTACAGGCGAATACTACCTTTATGTCAATGCAAATGCTTACATCACGGATACGCCAAGAATCAATGTTACAGTAACGAACATAACTATTGAATAGGAGGCGATTGAAGATGCTTAAGGGAATCGACATATCACATCATCAGAAGGGACTTGACCTTTCAAAAATCGATTTTGACTTCGTAATCATCAAAGCTACCGAGGGCATTGGCTATGTGGACGAATGTTGTGACGGCTTCTTCCAGCAGGCTCTGAAGCTCGGCAAGAAGATAGGCTTTTATCACTTTGCGAGACCTGTGAACGATGCCGTCAAGGAAGCACAGTTCTTCTACAACAGTACGAAGAATTACTTCGGTCATGCGATACCCGTCCTCGATTGGGAAATGGAAAACAGGTCTGATGTGGCTTGGCGGAAGAGATGGCTCGATGAGGTCTACCGCTTGAGCGGTGTGAAGCCTATCATCTACATGAGCTTAAATGATATGCGAGTCTACGATTGGACTCCTGTGGTCAAGGGCGATTACGGTCTTTGGATTGCAAGTTACGGAAAAAATGTGGTTTCTGTTAACTATAATCATAATTGGGCAGTAAAGCCTGCCGTCAAGTGGTGGCCGTTCATTGCGATGTGGCAGTGGGGCAGTCAGATGAGGCTTGACGGCTGGTCCGGCAATCTCGATGCCAATGAGTTCTACGGAGATGCCGCTGCCTGGGATAAGTATGCAGGAGCCAAAGAAGAAACACCGACAAAGCCGCAGGATCCTGAGCCTGTCGCAGAACAGCCTCAGATCTCCGAGAGCTTCGTCAAGGAATTAGTCAAAGCGATCCTCCAATACTTAATCAAGATCATCGGAGGATAACCATGAATGTCAACATCAACATACTGATAAGCGTCATCACGATATGCTGCACGATCTACGGAGTCAGCCGAAACTTCAAGAAGGATGCCGAAGCTGACGCAGGACAGATCCGGATCATCGTGACAAAGCTCGATACGATACAGTCGATGCTTAATGAGTTGAAGACTGATGTTTCTAACACCAAGGCAGACATCAGAGACCTCGACAGGAGGCTGATAGCCGTCGAGCAGTCTGCAAAACAAGCCCACAAACGCATTGACGAGATGAGGAAAGGAGAAGCCTACGATGCCTAATTATGAACTGATTGCCATAGTCCTCCTTTCTGCCTTACTCATAGGCTTCTCCGTCCTCGCTGTCAAGAAGAGGGCGGACATCAAGAAGTTCTTCGAGCAGGCAGATATCCGCAACAAGATCAAGCAGCTCATCCTTCTGGTCGAGAAGGACATGAACACCGAAGAGGGCTATCAGAGGCTCTGGAGAGTCTGTGCCTATGTGTGGAGCTTTATTCCTCCATCCATGAAGCCGTTCATCTCCGTTGAGCTCCTCTGCAAGGTGATTCAGGATATATTCGACCTCCTCGCCGAAAAGAGAGACGGTCATACCGTTCCGGTCGACAAGGAAATCAATTAGCTATCCCGTATTTGTCATATACCCCCTAAAAGAAGAGGATCCTGAAAAAAATCAGGATCCTTTTCGTTGCATAAAAAAAGAGTCAGGACATACTGATAGGGGAGTTGCCTGACTCTTTCATTCCTATTGCGTAAGAAGTCGCTGCAATGGAATTTCTCATGCCTATTATAGCACGGAAATTTTGACGACAGTTTTGACGACACAATATTGTCTTATTTGGGGTTATATGGGGTTGTTTGGGAAGGTCTAAAAATAAAGAAAACCCTTAAAACTCAAGGTTTTCAAGGGTTTTCCGTTTGGTGCGGATAACAGGGATCGAAACTGCGACAAATTCAATAAATTCAAGGCTTTTCCTCGTTCTGACGACATTCTGACGATTCCAGGAATGCATTCAGGGTCCGTGTCCGGGCCTCTTTTTTTCGGTTTGAAATGTGCGTATAGACATTTCGTGTAGTCGTTATATTCGCATGACCGAGCAGCTCCATGGCCATCCTGTCGTCAATGCCTGCCTCATACAGGATGGTGGCATAGGCGTGTCGCAGCTGGTGCGGAGTGACCTTGATGCCGTGGATCCTCTCATACCTTTCCAAGGCTCTCTGTGTCTTGTGTGCCGTCCACGGTCGCTTTCCGCCGAAGATGAAATCATTTGCCGGACCTTTTGGCAGCACATCCTTCAGAGGCTTCAGAAGAGCCACCTGACGGACTCCTGCCGCTGTCTTCGGCTCTTTCAGCTTCGGATCATTGGGGTCGTGCCACACGCTCTTCGTGACATTTATGAGGTCGTGTTCTCGGTCAATGTCCTTATACTGCAGGGCGAGGATCTCGCCTCTCCTGAGGCCCGTATAGAGCCGTACAAGCATGAAAAGGTCTTCCTCGGTATCGTGATACTGTTTTATCTTTTCTATCTCCTCGGGCGTTGGAGGCTCTCTGTGGCCCTTCCGCCGGAATGTCGGGATCTTCGACAGCTCGACAGGGTTTTCCTCGAGACCGAGGACGGTCATGCCGTACACATACCGTCCCGATGCGACCATCCTGCAGTTGCTCATGGTCTTGTAGGACAGCGGATACATGGCCATGAAGAGCCCGGTGAAGTCCTTCGGCTTCAGCTCCTTCCGATATCTGCCCTTGAAGAACTCGGAGAGCCTCTTGATATGTGCCTTGATGTATTTCCGGTTAGCCGGATGATCTTCGAGGTATTGGCTCTCATACTCATCCAGCAGCTCCGAGAACAGCGGCCCGTTCCGCTGTTTTGTTTTATGTTCGAAGATCTTATTGTTTACTTCCTTGATGGTCTTACCATAGAAGTGGTATCGCTTTCCGTCTATGGTAAGGCTCTTCTCATATCTGCCGTCTTTTCGCTTTTTAAGGCTCATAAGGGCCTCCTATCTGCGTTAAGTCAAGAAAGCCGTGTACTTTCCTTATTTCCTCTTCGGTGGCCTCAGAGAGCCTCAAAACGAGTCTCCTGAGGTCTTCTCTTTTAAGAGCGTTTATAGCTTCAAATATCTCCACATCCGGATCAGCTGTGCGGATGGCGGTGTATGTCTGCTCTTCTCCTGTGAGGAGGTAGTCGGTCGATACATTGAAATAATCTGCTATCTTTCGCAGAATTGGCCCTTGCGGCGTCGCTTTTGCAGCTTTCCAATTCGCTACGGTTCCGTTGCTGATTTCAATCTCCTTGGCCATCCTTGCCAAGGAGATGCCTCTTGACCGGCATAATTGCTTAACTCTGTCATAAAAGTCCATACGAGTCCTCGAAATTTCTTTCAAAAAATTTCAATAATACTGTTGACTATTACAATCGGTTGCAATATAATTAGAACGAAAGGACAACCGGTTGAAATAATAGCCAGATGTATTGATGTTTTATTAGCCATAATCATTATAACATCTATGTCAATCGATTGAAATAGTAAATAAAAAAGAAGGAGGGTAATTTATGACTGAAAAGATTACTTGGCAGGCAGAACTTAAAGGCTTGATGTACCAATACGGGATCATGAACAAAGACATAGCGGAGAGACTCGGGCTTTCTGAGGGATATGTCGCAAAGCTGTTCACTGGCAAGTATGAGGTCAAAGACGGCGAAGATCGTATAAGAACAGCCGTGGATGACATCATCAGAGAAAGGCGGTTCGAGAATGCTGATGGCTGATGTTGAGTACCAGGCTAATCTGGACCGGATCGTGACGGCATTCCCCGGATACAGGCTGCTGAATCTTAAGCAGATGATGAACTATCTGGGAGTCACGAGAAAGACACTGTCGAGCCTCGGCATCGAGTCGAGCCTGACACGAGAGAGCTTCCGGCGGAGGCTCAGTTCAATGGGAAGAGAAAAGAGGACACGAACATGAAAAAAGCAAGGTTTGCACAGAGCTGCCTGAGGCGGCTCACCGTAGTTTTTGCAGTCTGCGTCATCGGCACATTCGGTGCAGTTGAACACGGACAGCTCGGCTGGTGGCATCGGATGCTTCAGTCCGGTCTGTTCCGGATGCTGACAGCGGCATGCTTCACGGCTGACCAGGCGATCGAGCGGAGGATCAGGAGATGGAGGAAAAGATAAAGCTCAGGATCATCGCCTTGGAGGATGCGATGACAAGAACATCATCACCTTATCTGAAGAAGGATCTTAAGAAGCAGGTGAAGAAGCTGAGACGGCGGCTGAAGCAATTAAGAAGAGAAAGGAGAAGCTGAGATGTTATATCTGGACGACGCACAGGTCTATCTGTTGAGGAACGAGATAGCCACACGCTTCGAGAGGCGGAAGTGGAAGGATGAGTCAGTGGTATGGATGGACAGGAATGATCCCACGAAGTGGCAGCACGAGGCACATAACGATTCGCATCGGGCGATCGTGCTTTTGGCGGAGGCTCATCTGCTGTCGCCTGAACAGTACCACAGACTGAACAGAGCAGTGGCCGAGCTGTTCCTCGGTGCTGACTTCATCAGAGACTTGGGCCTGTACGAAAATGATGACCTCCCAGATTGGCAGCGGGAAGGTCATCAAGAACACGATGATGAAAAAAGCATAGATTCATCATCCTCTATATTACCACAGGAGGAGCAGAATGGCAAGATTGAAGAAAAGTGATGAGCTCTACAGTTTTGAGCTGAAGATCCACAATCGATTTGAGGATCTTCCCTGGAACGAGCTGACGGATCTTGAGTGCTGCGACCTTCTGGAGAAGCTGGACGACCTTGAGGCTGTGCTGGATGAGATCATGGTCCGGCACGATGAGGAGACTCTTGAGCGGATAGAAGCTCGTGAGTATTGGGACAACGTCCTCAAGGACGAGTTAAGGAGGAACAGATGAGCCTATACGATGAGTTTCCTGACGGCGTCAAGGCCTATGATCATCGGCAGCTGACAGACTTCGTGCACTTTCCAAAAGGAAGAGTCTGCTGCAAGTTCTGTAAATATTGCTTATATGACCGCAACACCATGGGACAGACCTGTCGGGTGACAAGAGAGACTTTATACGTAATAGACAAGGGCGTGGGGATCCACTGCCCATTAGAGAGGATTAACACAGATGGCAATGAATAAATTGACGGAGATCCAGGTACGCCTGAAGGCTCCTAAGGATAAGAAGAACACCTTCGGCGGTTATACATACAGGTCCGCCGAGAGCATCCTGGAAGCAGTGAAGCCGCTGCTGAAGGACACAGGAACGGCACTCACACTCAATGACCGCATCGAGATGGTGGGCGACAGGATATATGTTCGTGCAGAGCGGACACTCTGGAATTCGGAGAACGATGCACAGATCCGGACGGCAGTAGCCTATCGGAGAGAGCCCGAGAACAAGAAGGGTATGGATGAGGCACAGGTTACAGGCTCAGCGTCCAGCTATGCGAGGAAGTACCGGCTCAACGGACTCTTCGCCATAGATGACAACAAGGATCCTGACACCGATGAATATCAGACGCAGGCCAAGAAAGCGGAGAAGCCGAAGAAGGAAGAGCTGAAGCCTCTTCCGATGGATGATGATCATGTCCCTCTGCAGTGGCAGAACCGCACCTGTGAGATATGTGGGAAGCCTGTACGGCCGAAGATGGCGGAGCGGTGCTTCAACAAGTACGGCGGTCACATCTTCTGCTCAGGTGAATGCCTGGGGAAATCAACGTATTGGAAACTAAAAACCGAAAAGGAGAGCAATAAATGAACAGTGTGAATCTTATAGGAAGACTGACAAAGGATCCTGAGCTCAGGACGACATCATCCGGCACGACGGTACTTGAAGGGAGTCTGGCCGTCAACGAAGTGAGGAAGGGCGAGACCGTGGGAATGTTCTTCGACTTCATCGCATTCGGCAAGACAGCGGAGCTCATCAGCACCTACGTGAAGAAGGGCGAGATGCTGGGCATCTCAGGCAAGCTGACACAGAGCAGCTACACCGACAGAGAAGGCAAGAACAGGAGCTCAATCAAGATAACCGTCAATGATCTGACTATGCTGCCGCAGAACAGACCGCCGAAGAAGGAGGTCAAGCAGTGGGTCGATGAGGACATGAAGCAGGAAGCCAAGAACAAGTTGGGCGACATTGATAAATGGCGGACCGTCAACATGGAAGAAGCAGATCTTCCGTTTTAAGGAAAGGAGAGCACGATGGACAGAAGCATATTCAGAGAAGAGCTGAACAGACAGCTCATAAGATTCTCAAATTCAAGCACGATCATGGTCGAAGCCAGGGCAGTGGCCGACACCTTCAGAAGGCTCCTCGAAGCCTTCGATGAGCTGGACGACAGTGAGGACATCCGACGGGGCATCTCTGCACTACAGACCTTATATGCCAAGCTGAGAGAAAGGGTCGACGAGCTGAAGGTCATCGCAGCTGAGCAGGATGACCGTATCGAGAAGCTGGAGGATAGCACCGAAGACAACAGAAAGGACATCATCGGCATGGACGACCGCATCGAAGACCTGGAGAAAGCCACCGAAGACCTTGAAGACATCAGGAAGGACATCGTCGACATGGATGCAGTCCGTGGGCGGTACGTGGATCTGACGAGCCTTGCCAGCAGACATGAAGGCATTCTCAGGGGCATCGAGGAGGCATTTAAATGACCAATAAGTCCAAATGGGCAGTCTACAAGAGATATGTATTCATCGACGACAGCCCTTACTACAGCCACGAAGGCGTATGGGAATACATGGGCGAGACGTGGGCCGTTTCAGAACAGAAGGCGATCAACAACGTCAGATTCAGGAACGGATACTCATCTCAGCATCGGCCTCTGGCGTCCGGCAGCTCCTGGATGGAGCACCTTGAGTGGGAAGCAAGACCTATTTAACCGATAAAGTCGCATTTTTCAATCTCCTTAGTAGTAACCCCGGTCACTCGGTGGCCGGGCGTTGTGCGGGAGGGAAAGGGCAACATGGACAACAGACAGTTAAAAGAAATCATTCTTGCTCAGGTCAGGATGGAAGATGTGGTCATGAGGTACACGCCGAGGGAGATCCGTCATCACAGATGTCGGTGCCGGATCCACGGCGGAGAGCACATGAACATGCAGCTGTATGAAAATTCGTTCCACTGCTTCGTGTGCGGCAAGGGCGGTAATCTTATCGATTACGTATGTGAAACGATGAACATACCGTTCAACGATGCCCTGGCGAAGATAGCTTCAGACTTCGGCTTCGGGGATCTCCTGGGCAGGAAAAAGAAAACCGGTCTCGTCGACGTCCAGGCGGCAGCCGATAAGCTGGCCAGACAGCGAGAGGACCGGAAGAAGATAAGAGACATCACCGAGAGTTACTACCTGCTGTGGTATGAGCGATCGGCGGAGAACAAGGAGATCATCAGAACGGCACCCAAGGACTCAGAAGAGTTCTGGCAGGCCCTTCACGATGATCCATACCTTGACTACAGATTCAGCGTGGCCGAGGACCTGCTGAACGAATTAAACGAGAAAGGGCCGACGGATCCCGGATTCCTCGAGTCCTTCAGAAAGGAGCTTAAAGACATATGGGAGATGACCTGAGACCTGTTGTGAGAGACCTGGTCGATGAAGGATACACTCTATTCAATTATGACATTTCACGTCTCAGAAATGTGTACGGCAGTCTTGAATTCACCTTCGATGAGTTCAGGGAGCTTCTCCTGGTGCTGAACATAAGCATCAGGAAGAACGTGGCACTGAGAATGACGGAGATACAGATAGCGGGAGCAGATAAGACCAAGTACAAGGACACCGACAAGGCCGAGACACTGGCCGTCCTGATCCGGGACCTGTGCAAGAAGATGAGAGTCAAGAAGGCTCCACTCACCGACATATATAACTACATTTCCTTGGCGGCGAAGGAAAACTCCTACAACCCTGTCATCGAGATGTTCGAGGAAGACAAGCCTCACGGCGGCAATCTGACAGAGCTGTGCGAGATCATGGGCATCGACAACAACCCTGTCTACATGGACTACCTGCAGAGGTGGATGCTTCAGACGATATCCTTGCAGTACAACTGCCAGCGAGAGGCACCTGTTGCAGCCGACTTCGTCCTTGTCCTTGCCGGTCCTCAGGGAATAGGCAAGACGGCTCTTCTGAGGAAGCTGGCCGTCAAGACCGAATGGTTCAACGAGGGCGTGGTCATCGACATGGAGGACAAGGACTCCAGGATAAAGGCAACGAGAAAGCCCTTCTGCGAGATAGGTGAGCTGGACTCGACCACGAAGAAGAAACAGACCAGCCTCAAGGCCTTCATCACCCAGACCGTGGACATCGACCGCAGTCCTTACGGAAGGACCTATGAGGAATATCCGAGGATGACATCCTTTGCAGCTTCGGTGAATGAGGCCGAGTTCCTCCATGATCTGACAGGCTCGCGAAGATACCTTGTCATTGAGCTGAGCAAGATGGACAAGGAGAGATTGTTCAGCCTGGATGAAGAGTTCTTCAAAGGCTGCTGGCGACATGCCTATGCCATCTACAAAAACAATCCTGACAAGTGGAGGATGGGCGATGATCTCATCCAGCTGACCATCAACAAGAACGAACAGTTCAGGCGGAAGGTGGACTTCGAGCAGGAGATAGATGAGGCTCTGGACTGGGAGCAGCCCAAAGAGAATTGGCGAACGATAAAGCTGACGGATCTGAAGTCCGAGCTGGTCGACTGCAAGGTAATATCATCCAATGCTGATGTGAAGAAGCTGGGCAGAGCCTTGAGGGCGATCATGAAATACAGACCGGGCGTCGAATATAAAAAGGGAATGTATGGCCGGACTTACACCCTGCCACGCATCGATTCGGAGCTGATAAAGCGTCAGTATTTTATATGATATTAAAACGTCATGACAACGTCATGCTTTCGTCATATATGACGTTGATTTGATGGCAATAATTCAGCCGGCAGGCAAAAATATGACGTTAAGTCAAAAATATGACGTTAATATGACGTTGAATTTTCAAGCCAACGTCATGCGGTTTAGCCTTTGTTTTCAAGGGTTTATAAACACTATGACATTAATGACTATAAAAAAAGGATATAGGGTAAAAATAATAAATACTGCTATATAGGAAAATCAACGTCATAAACGTCATAACGTCATACAGAAAGGAAAGGACATTCATATGTGGGAAAGGATCCAGGTAACAAGCTCGGCAGAGCTCGAAGCAATACTCAATTCAAGAAAGACCAAACCGGAACATGTGCTGTACTTCGGCGAGGAATTCGTAGGCATAGGCCAGAAGCGATACACATTCATGATATTTAAAACTGAAAAGAAAAAGGAGAACACGAAATGAGAATGGGCAGATACACACAGGCAGAGAAGGACTGCTTCAAGAGATTCATCAGCGATCATACGCAGGGAGACATGACCGAATTCATGCAGAAGATGAACATCACCAGGGATACGCTCAACTGCTGGAAGGAAGCTGAGCCGATGCCGATAAGGAAAGACACCGAGAGGATAGCTGAATACTTCGGCGTTACCGTCGATGATGTCCTGGGCGAAGGCACCGCACCGAAGATGCCTCCTGCACCGATGAGAAAGAAGTCAGGACCGAAGCCGAAGGAGAAGAAGGAACGGCCTCAGCCTGTGACAGGCGAGGAGAAGCTGCTGGAAGCCATCCTGCATCCTGAGACCATTGAGGTCAGTTTCATCGAAGATCTGATCGATGAGCTGAGGACCAGAGCCGACAATCTCGAATGGCTGCTGAAGGAGGCAGGGAAGAATGCTGATTGACATATTCAGAAGCCGGACATTGTTCCTCTTTTGGTTTCTCGCCTTCGGTGTGATGCTGGTGGTCGATTCGATAGCCATCTTCCTCTTCTGCTATCTGCTCAAGCAGTTTGGCGAGGAATGGGCAGAGACGGTAGAACGAGGCAGAAGGAGGCACGGAAGATGAGCAGTGAGAAGGCATTGAGCAAGGAATGGGCGACACCTGTGAACAGGGTCGAAGCGTATCACAGGACGCTGATAGCGTATAAGAACATAGCACAGAGTGTCCTGCACGCAGGAAACATTGCTGAAGCTGAGGTCAATCTCGCTTGGGAAATAATCGAGGAAGTGATGCAAGGTCTGATAGATGTTTTTATCGACTGGTTTCCTGATGAGGAGACCGAGAAGAACACCAAGGTTGAGCAACGGGACGTTACATGGGCAGACCTTGACGAGACAAGGCGAGAGCTGGGCATGGTACAGGAGCGGAACATGACGAACTTTGTTTCTATTAACCAAGTTCTCGACAAGGTGGAGAAGTTAAGTCGGCGTGTTGATGACCTTGAGATGTGGAGAGGGGCAAAGATGGACGAGGAGGCAGATGATGACTGAAACTGAGATATATTTAATCGTTCTGAAATGGATTGCCTTCGTTGGCTTCTGTGCTTATGGCGGGGCATTCCTGGGAGTTCGTACATATTGCCTTCTCGAAGAGTGGGCTGATAGGAGGGGCAAACGATGAAGAAGGAACCGATGAGGCTTAAGCAGGCCTTTGCGATCATCGAGGACATAACAGACATAACCGTCATGGACTCGGAGAAAGAGGAAGCCATCAGGACCATAATGGAGTCCGACTCACGGATCCTCGGACTCTCGAAGCCGAAGATCAGAGGCATGGTCTATTGGATGTATCATCACTATATGAAGGAGGGCAGGAAGGATGAAGCTCTTTTGGGGGATACCCGAAAACACATTTAAGCCGCTGCTTTTTGACGGCGACAAGCTGAGGGTCGAGGATGCCGACAAGGAGATCCTTCGGCTCGTGAACAGAAAGAAGGTAGGCGTGAAGAAGATCTCCACCACTTTCATTATGAACGAACAGGACGCTAATAATCTATTGAGCCACTACGGCATAGTGGATATATGGCCGGTAATCGGACGGAGAGAGTGCAGGGAGATCATCTATGAAGCAGACATTCACGATTAACCGGAAGACTCCGTCGATGAACGAGATCATCGGACGGAACAGGACAAACAAGTTCCGGGGAGCCACGGCAAAGAAGCGTTATCAGAACACCGTCGTCTGGTCCATCAAGGCGGCAAAGCTGCAGAAGGTGCAGGTCCAGCAGTGGATCCATTACGAGTTCCACGAGAAGACCAGGAAGAGAGACAAGGACAATCTCCTGGCGGCTATCAAGCCTGTCAATGATGCTCTCCAGCAGCGGGGCATATTGCCGAATGATAACAACACCTGGGTGGCGGGACTCTCGATGAGCTTCGTCTATGACAAGACCGACAGGCTCGTGGTGACGCTGGCCGACTACATCAGGGAGGAAGACCTATGACGAACAGAGAGATCCTCGAGAACATTGCCAATCTCGATGCAGAAGTCGAGAGTCTCTCACAGGTCATCCTGAAGGAGCTGACCAACTTCATCAGCCTTCTGAGGAGACTCCTGAAGGCCATGAAGATGAGATGGCAGGAAAAGGAGAGAGTCATGACGGCGATAGCAAGGCTCGACTCATCGCTTCACAGAACGGTACTGATCGCCTTCTATATCGAAGGAGCTTCGGTGGTCCGGATCGCACAGAGGATACATTACTCCGAGACCAGGACTTATGAGCTCCTGAGGGAAGCGGAGGAGCTGCTGAAGCTATGACACTGGAACAGTTTTATAAGTCAGCCAAATGGAAGAGGAAGCGTGAGCACATCCTCAGGAGAGACAAGTATCTCTGCAGGAATTGTTTAAGGTACGGCAGGATCAGAGAAGCGACAGAAGTCCATCATATCAAGCATCGGGACGAGTATCCCGAGCTCTGGTTCGAGGATGGAAACCTTGTCAGCCTCTGTAAAGCCTGCCATAACAAGGAACATCCCGAGAAAGGCGGAGACAAAAGGTATTAGCCCCCCTGGTCGAGTCGAGTCTATTGAACAAGGCCGTGA